ATGACCCCGAAATCGCGCATGTCCTGCGTCGCTTGCCGCAATGTGGCGCTGTCGATGCGCGCCATCGCGATAGAGCCTTCTTCTCCAAAGAGCTGACCCGCCACAGCGGCGCGTTCAGCCGCTGGCACGAATTGCGCGATTGCGCTGTTGATCGCATCGACGCGCTCATCGAGCGGCATACGCATCAGCCCTTCAGCTGACAGCCCCAAGCGGTCGAGCGCCGCCGCCGCGGGACCCGTACCAGCTGCCGCCTGGCTAAGCCGCCGGGTCAGGTCTTTGGTGGCCTGCTCGATACCCGACATGGACACGCCCGCAAGCTCACCGGCACGCTCAAGCACCTGAATGCTACTCACTGTGGTATCCAGCGATTGCGCCAGCTTTGCCTGCGCATCGATCGTTTGCAGACCCGAGCGCACCATCGCCGCACCGGCTGCTACCGCGGCGACCGCAGTGGCGGCAGCAAATACCTTTGCACGGCGTGCGAAAGCCGCCAGCTTCGCATTAGCGATCTCGGTCTCGCGTGAGAGCCGCCCCATGCCCTTGGCACCAGCTTCCCCCACACCTCTTAGCTCGGCTTTGACCTGCTTGCCGCCCGTTGCGGACAAACGAACAGAAACACGTTTCTCACTCATGGCTGGCCTCGATGTGCTGGTTGATCTTGCGCACCATCACCGCCTCAACGGGCGGCAACAGCTCGGCCAGTGCTTTGGCGGAGACCCCAAGGGCTACGCAAAAAAGCAACGCGGCACTGATGTCCCAGTCAGTCACAGCTTTGTCGGTGATGCGTATCTGCCCACCTAAACGGACTCTGACCTGTTTGCTGGCCGTGATTTGACAGTGCTTGATTTGCGTATCATCTCGCGATACATCATTGAGATGATTATCAGCACACGCGGAAAGCGCGCCGAACAGGCAGTGACGGGTCGGTTCGGCAAGGGGTTTCCTGCTGATTTAGTTAAGCGGACGCGCGCCATGTTGTCAGCTTTGGATGCAGCGCATGTGCTGGAGGATTTGCGTTTCCCGCCAGGCAACCATCTGGAAGCTTTGAGCGGTGACAGATCGGGGCAACACTCTGTCCGCATCAACGGGCAATGGCGCATTTGTTTTATTTGGACCCATCAAGGTCCAGCCGATGTCGAAATAGTGGATTACCACTGAAAGGAAGGACCATGAGCCTGCTAACTGATCCATCCCACCCAGGTGAGGTGCTTTCCGAGCTGTATCTTCAGCCGCTTGGCATGAAGGCCCCCACTTTGGCCAGACACCTCTGTGTGCCACGTACCCGTATCGAACGTCTCGTGAAGGGGGAAACTGCGCTTACCGCGGATACAGCAATGCGCTTGTCTGCCTTCTTCAAGACCACGCCAGAATACTGGATGAACCTGCAACGCGCCTGGGACTTGGCGCGGGCGCGCGAGACAGTGGATGTGTCACGGATCGAACCCCTCCGCGCTGCTTGAACGCATCATTTCATTTATCTTGCGCACCATCACCGCCTCAACAGGGGGCAACAGCTCGGCCAGCGCTTTTGCGGACACGCCCAAGGCCGCGCCAAGATGCAGCGCCGCACCCATGTCCCAGCCGGTCACAGCCTTGCCCGTAATGCGCATTTGTCCGCCCAAACGGTCCACAACATCCCAAACCTGCACGCCTTCAAACGAGCGCGGGGCGTTTAAGGTTTGCGGGCAGTCCGGGCACGGCCCCGTGCAGGCTTGGCAGTAGGCTGCGCCCCCACCGAACTCCCAGTCGGCAAGGGCGCAGAGACGTTTTTTTCCTGCTCCAGCAAAAAGCCGGAATTGACGTATTTGGTCTGGAACGCTTCAAAGATCGGCCAGACCTCGAGTAGGGCGTCGATCCCCGCGGGCGTCACCGCGGCAGGCTTGCCCTTGGCATCTCCGACGCCCTCCCAGTCCTTGATGGCAATCCGTGCGACGGCTTTGGCCATCACCAGCGCCAGATCATCATTGTTCAGTGTCTCCATGCCGTCGCCAAGGGCTGCGATCTGCGGATCGCGCCGCGCGGCAATCATCACTGCTGTGCTCATCGGCTCAACAAACACGCTCACGCCGTGGCCCAGATCAAGCCAGTCGGGTGTGTTCGACAGGTTTAGACGCAGCATTAGTAACCTCCTGTGTTGCATAACTCAATTTTGCGGTTTTCATTGGCGCTTGCGGCAATTTACATGCTGCATGTCATCAGACGGGCGATCTGGCTAAGGAACTCAAAAGGAACAGGATGAGCACTCAGGGGAATAAATCAGCGCGATTGTTTGAGGTGTCTGTTGCCCTTGAAATTATGCGCTTCGAGCGTGACCAGTTACACGCGCAAATCACACTGCTTCAGGATCAACTTCAGAAAGCGACTGAGCGAGCAGAACGATCAGAAGCACGATTGCATGAGGTAACCATGATGCTGGCACAAGTCAGCCGTGACGCGCTCACTGCACCATCACGCAGCACCGCTACCGAAATAATGATGGATGGCAGAAGCGTACTGCGTCTCAACAATCCAATAAAAAGTTTGCACGAACCGGTTTGATCTGTGGTGTTCAATAAGTTTCTGCCGCGTTGGTCAGCGTTACGGTGCACATGCGGCCCACACCCGGCGCGACGGCCGCCTGCCAATCAAAGGTTGCCTGCACGCCTTGCGGGCCGCTGATCTCAATGCGTGGCCGTGGCAGATAGACAGCATGCGCGGTAAAGGTCAGCCCGACGCCGCCAGCCAGCGCGTAAGCGAACGACATCTCGCAGGCCTCACCGTTGATTGCCTGATTCACCAGCGTTTGATCTGCAAAGCGGACCTGCACATTGCCTGTAAGGGCTGCCACCGATGGGTCTGCCCCATCGATGCGTCCATCCGCGCGGATGGTCTCGATGCGGTCGAGGTTGTTGGCATAGGCAATGTCTGCAGAGACGACATTGCCGATCGATTGGCCGTTGCGGGTAATAGCCCCATTGAAGTGACCAAAGCGGATCAGATCAAGGCTGGCCAGACTGCCCGCAGCGGAGCTTGTCCCAAGCGCCTCGCCTTGGGCCACAAGGCTCACCGTCGCCGTCAGCAGCCCGGAGCGGGCCATCTGCCAGTTGATACTATCAACCATGCAGCCGGAATACATCGCAAAGCGCGGAACCTCGGGCATGCCAGTCTCGATCGAGACCGACGGCAAAGTCCAATTGCCCGATCGGAACTCATGGCTATAGGGGGCCTCCGATCCGGTGGTGACCGGTGCCCCGAAGGCGGCCTTGAGCCAAAAGCCGATCGAGGACGCGTCAAGCGGGATCACCACATCGCCGTCTGCTGTCACGGCGTCCTTGATCGGCGCCAGCGGATCGCGGCCATAGCCCAAGAGCTCAGAGCCCAGCAAAGGCTGCTCGGCCCCCAGCGACGTGCTGGCAAACGGAATGCGGGTGAAGCCGCTGGCGGGCGGTGTCCCGTAAGTGGTCTCGAACGCCAGCGCCATTTGCGCCCGCGCCCCTTGGGCTCGTGCCATCGTGTCTCTCCTTGGTATGTCAGATAGGTGGTCAGGTCAGATCAGCGCGTCGCTGGTCGCGTAATGTAGAATGATAGGCACGATGGCCGCTTTGATGGTGGCCCCGCCATCAACGGGCAGATCGACCGGCTCGGGCGCTTCCGCCTCGACCCAGTCGCAGCGCCCGCGCAGGGTGCGATCAGCACCGATGGCAGCACCAATGCGCCCGATCAGCCGGTCAAATCGCGCATCGCGATCCTCACCGGTCTGCACGATCACCTCGAGCTCTGCGCGGTGCTGATAGTGATACATGAGCGGGGACAGGATCACGCCGGGCTCGCCTGGATCACCATCGCGCAGGATCATCAGGCCAGAAGGCGGGATCCGCTCCGGCAAGACCTCGCCGCGCAGCACTGGCACATGCGGTACCGTGCGCAACAGGTCCGCCAGAGCGGTGAGGATCGTTTCTCGGGGTGTGGGCATTTGAAAAGCTCTGTCTTGACCTGCAAGATTATTTATCAGCAGGCTGGCATGCATGACTGAAACCGATCTTTGTCAGTCAAAGGAAGAGGTCATGTTAAAAAGTGAAGGCACCCGGTTATCGACAATCCACAGCCATGTGCTCTGGCTTAACTGCGCATGCGGCCGCTCTGCATCTGTACGCGTCAGTGAACTGCTGGCGCTGAAATCGCCTCCCGTGACCGTTGGCGATGTGGTGGTGAAGGCACGATGCACAGGCTGTGGCCAGATCAATGTACAATCCTGCGAGATCGTCTTTGAAACGCCCTGATTGCGTTTGCTGTAAAATTCTTCCACAAACCGGGCGTCGGGCCTGTAGCTCAATTGGTTAGAGCAGAGCGCTCATAACGCTTTGGTTGGGGGTTCGAGTCCCTCCGGGCCTACCACGTGCCCCCTTGGTGGAATGGTAGACATCAGGGACTTAAAATCCCTTGGCCGCAAGGCCGTGCCGGTTCGAGTCCGGCAGGGGGCACCAGGGCACGATCTGATAATGCGCGACCTACGCTTTTAGGAGCTTTGCTTCTTTTTGAACGGCAACCAGTCCTTCATGTGGTGGATCGTATCGCCGGCAACTTCGCGGCAATCCTGATGCCAGTAGGTATCGGTCTCGGTATCATGCAGCACGGTCTCGTCCCTGGCAAAACACCAGTTGCAGACATGCTCACCATCTACCTTCTCTAGCGTCATTTCACTCATAATCACCCCATCGCTAACACCGCTGATCTGTTACACGCGACGCGTCACGCCGATATCCAACAAACCTCGAACTGGGCCAGCCGTTGCTGCGTCTCGGGAAGGACGACGGCTGGCCCGGAGGGCCATACAAACAAGAAAATCGTAAAACACCTCAGCCTGCAGTACAGCCGCAGGAAACGGGATCGGCGTTGATATTGATCAATGCACGGCAAATCGGTCATGCAAGAGATTGCAATTCGGAGCCGCGTTTGGGGCCGCACAGGCCAAGCTCACGCTTTTACTTTGCTTTCCACCCAATTCTCGACAATCGCTCTCGGTATCCGCGCCTGTGCTGCTTTTGCGTCCCGATCGAGATCCAGCCGCTTGCGCAGCTTCACTTGCGGGACCAGCAGGAAGATCGGCACGGT